TGTTCATCAACTGATAGTTCTTTTTTAAGGAGCTTCTTTTCTGTAATGTCTTTTATTTTCTTTTTTAAGTATTTCCTACCTGCTAAGTTAAGCCCTATTTTTGCAAGACTGCCACCAATAGCGCCATATATACCCCCAGCAATAGAACCTATTGCATACGGTATAACTTGTCCTGTAACTTGAGTTACTTGTTTAGCAAACCCTTCAAAAGTTTTAGGTTTTTCAACAAACTCTCCAAAACTAGTTGTTCCTTTAGCATTTAGCCCTGCTTGCGCTTCAGCTACACCAGCTTTGTCCAGAGAATCAAAAAAACCAGCTTCATCCCCTTTAATGCTAGAAACTAAAGCATTAAAGTTATTAATATCTTTTTTTATTCCTAGAACACCAGAACGAACCCCCTTTTTAAAAGTGCGGCCAAAATCGTCTTCTACGTCTTGTACTTCTACACTTGCAGTTTTAGAAGGATCTCTAGCTGCTTCTTCTTCAGAAACGTAATCAGGATTAATAGTGTCAAAAGGATTTACTTCAGGTATAGACTCATCATTAATCGTATCAAAAGGATTAACCTCCGGAACCTGCAATTGTCTCTGGAACAAATTAGTAGCACTTAGAATTGCATTACTTTCTGGAGCGTCTGTATCTATAGTAGCCATTATTTAGTTTTCTCAATAAATACGTCGCCGCCTTCTCCACGTTCTTTTAATAACTTAGCTGTTCTTTCATTATTCTTTTGTCTCTCTAGCAAAATAGACACAAGTTTATTAGCATTCTTTTTATTAATACTATTTTCTAACTGCCCTACAGTAAATTCTGTGTTACGAGGCTCTCCATTAGAACCAATTGCCATTATTCTAGTATTTTTTGTAACACCATCTTTAGAAGGTACTATTATAAAGTTATCTAAATTTGTAAAAGCATCAAATTGTTGATCATCTACGCCCCAAGATGCTACCCACGCTGCTAACCCACCAGGTTCTCTAGAAAGACCCGCAGATATAAGTAAATTTGTTACAACTGCATCTTCCAATCTTTTTATTGTGCCCTGATATGCTTCAGGAACATTAGTACCGAAATTTGCAAACTCTGACCCAAGTTTTATTTGCTCTTTAAAACGTGTTAATTGCTCTAACGATTCAGCCGCTGCAGTTTTAAAAGTTGCTATTGACTTTACTAACTCTTCCTCTTTTGGCCCTGATGTCTTTATATTCCAAGTAGAAATTAAACCAAACAGGCTGGTACCACTTTGCACTTGTAAAGCATTAAGGTTAGTGGCAGCTATAGCAAGAGGTTTATCTGTATCACCTATCCCCTTTTTAGTTGCGTCTATCCAGTTACTGACTGGTGTTGCACTCCCCGATGTAGTTTTACTCATTAAATCTTTTCTTGAAATATTAGGATCACCCGTAGTATAAGTATTCCAGTTTTGGTCAAAAAAAGTATCATACATATTTTTATCAAAACTAACAGTTCCATTAGGGCTTGTTCTTAAAGCGGCCCTTAATGAAGCAGCCGTTAAAACTCTTTGCATTTTAATATCATTACCAAGATTACTCTTTACTTTACTTATATCTCTCGGGCTAGTAATGCCAAACTCATTTACTATTTCTGTAGCCTCTGTAACAAGTCCATCAGCAGCGCTCTCATCTACATTTCCGTTATTATCAACTACAGTATTAATAGCATTTGTATTTGCTGCGGAAGTAACACTATCAGAAGTTTTTTGACTTTTTGTTATAGTTTTCAGCTGACTAGGGTCAATTAACTTTGGTATATCGCCTAGCTGATTAAGCTTAGCTTGCACAAGCAGCGCAGTATTAATTGCGGTTTCAGGGTTTAATAAATTCCTTCGATCATTTAATGCGTTACTTTTTCTAGCCCCGCGCGCGTTCCCAGGAATAGTCATATTTTCTGCTTTTTGTTTGTTGTCGTCTGCAATAGATTGAACCGAAAGTAAAGTAGTTCCTGCAGGAAGACCTTCCTGTCTATCTCGTTCTTGGAACCTTTTAACATTTTGACCTACAACATCCCAATTATTTGTTATAAAAGAATTTTCTTCTAGGTTAATCGGCATACCATTTTCTTCCAAAGCCCGAATATAAGTAACACCTCTAGCAGCTTTATTTGCCTTGGAACTGCCACTCTTAACCTCAAAATCTTTTAGCTCAGGATAATCTTTAAAAAATTGATTACTCCCTAGACTTCCTGGGATAGCAGAATTTGCAAGGCGAGGAATTGTAACATTAGATTTATTGTCGCCTGTACGTAGAAACGATGAAGCAATAGAAGTCGTGCCAGCTTGCACCTCATCCAGCGTAGTTGCGTCTACTGGTGGAGGGCCTTGTGAGTCTAAAGCCGCTTGTTTTTCTTCTTGAGTTTGTTTAACTGAAGCTTGCGTGTCTCCATACCCTGGAAATAAACTATTTACTGTTTGATCTTCTTGTGCCCCCCCTTTAAATTCAGCTAGTACGTTGCTTAACATATTTTTATCCGCGACGTATGCCCCGCGCTCTGTTTCAACATTGCCTTGTGCTCTAGCTATTCTCTGAAGCTCATTAAATGTTTCGCCCTCTTTCCTAGCTCGGGCGTCTGCTGCTTGAGCTATTCTTAGCTTCTCCTGCCTACCAGCTCCTGAAATGGGTACCATTTGCGATAGAATCTTCCCCGTCATTACTGCGTCAATGCCACCGCCTAAAGCAGCTAAAGACCTATAGTTATTAGCCAAAGCCAGATTTATTTGTTCAGTTGTAAACTTTGTTACAGGCGCATTAGGATTTGCATCCGAAGAATCAGTAGCTATAGTTTTAGCTCCGTCTTGGCCTGTTAAACCTAGAACCCAACCACTACCATCTTTTTCCTCGATTAAATCAGATACATTAAACTCCACTATTTCCCCATTCGCGCCTTTGCTAGGAAGCGTAATATTACGAAGAAGCCCCGCTCTATTTTCAGGAGTAACAGAATTTATATCCCCTACAAAGTCTTCCTTATTAGGATCCCATATAACGCCACCAGTATTTGTTATGCCCTCCATAGCTATTTTTGTATAACGTCTTTGCTCATTAGGGTCTATATCAGCTTGCTCACCAGGCCGCTCAAATGACTTATTAAATGCGTTTAAAAATCCAGCCATCCTACCTATCCTTTAAATAAACTTAGAAACGAGACCGCCTATGCCGGTAATTAAATTAGCTTTACTTTGAGCCTTAGCAGATTTATAAGCTGCAGCGTTTTTTGCAGCATTAGCAGATGCATTACCCAATGCCCCCATCGCATTAGAATAACTATTATTAGCCGCAGATAATAGCCTACTTAGTGAAGTTGTATTTTGTTCTTGTTGGTCTAGCCTAGACTGATTAATTGCCCCCAGGCCGCCTAACGTAGTATTTTGAGTAATAGAATTCTGTTGCGCAAGACGTTGCGCAGGAGTTAAAGAAACCCCAAACCGCTCTTGGTTACGCGCTACTATATCTCTTGTAAGTTGCGGAGCTCTTTTTGCAGACTCAGTTGCTGCATCTATTAAACTCGTATCCGTTAAAGCTGTATTTACTTGGTCGCGCTCAAACTGATCCGATTCATTTAATCTATCAAGGTATTCATTACGAGTTATACTTGCAAAAGTACCTTCAGGATCCGCGACGGTTGGCAAAGCATACTGATTAGTACTAGCGGTTCTTCGGCTATCTGTTAGCTCAGAAAGTGAGCTAAATATACTCATGATCTTGCTCCGTAGACTCTATTCTTTCTAGCGCCGCCAAAAAATTTAAAAGGCCCTGTATTTTGATACTGTGCATTAGGATTGTTGCCTATACCACCCCCCATTACAGCGCTCGACCGTTGCCCAGAAAAATCTCCTGACCCACCAGAGGTAAAAAATTTTCCAGTATCCTGTCTATTCTGCATTCCTTGTGTAGCACCTGCTCCAACCATTGTACCAAGAGCACTTGCATAAGCATCACGTACTTTTTGTTTGTCCTCCGCCCTAGAAAGATTTTTACTTTGCTGTATTGCAGCATTCTTACTTATGTTAGAAGTAGTAATACCTTCTTTGTTTATAATGCTGTTAATAGCATCTGACCCTAATGCCGTTTGCACTGCTAACGCAGCTTTATTTGCTTCCGTACCTTGTCCTAGTAAAGCACTGCCATAGTCACCCCCAGCGTCAAAACCTGCACCGCCTCTGCCTATAACACTTTGATAACTACCTAAATCAGGTGAAAGAGTCTGGGCTGCATCCGCAGCGGCTCTACCAGTATAAGTAGGCGCATAATCTTTCTCCGCCATCTCCATAAACTTTTTGCCTACAGGAGTATATATTTCTTTATTACGATTGTACTGAGCTAACCCTACAGAGGCTTCCATTTTTTCTGCTTCTGTAGCTTGATACTCCTTTTTTTTAGGTTTAAAAGGGCCAAAACTCATTTTAACTTCTCCAAGTACATATCTAATGGCTCGTGTTTTGTAAAAAAATTACGAATGTCTATGCTACATTGCTGCATATATTCTTGGCCTTTAAGTAGATAAACCGCCATATTTGTTATCTCTAAAATCCAATCTCTAAGAACATATGCAAACACTTTATCATTTCTAGAACCTTTTTCTAGTTTATTTGCATCCATCCAAGCATTTATTCCTATTATTAATACTGGCAGTAATTGAAACTTATATCTATCAAAAAAAGGATTAATAGGTAAATCAATAAGCATATGCATAAATAAGCTATTAATCTGTTCGTCAGTAACTTCTTTATCCTTATCTATTAAGTCATCCCACGTTTCTGTTATCTGACCTATGGTTAGAATAAAAATTACTGCGTCTTCATCCCCTAACCATTTATATAAAAGCTCCTCTTTTTTTGAGTTCCATTCTTCTGATTCATACTTAAAAGGATAATCGCTTTCCTGCATATTTTTGAGCCTTACGGTTACTTGAAGTTATGCCCCCATAATTTACTTTACCTACTGCAGGAGTATCCCCACGGCGTCCGCGTTGTTCTGCTGAAGTAATGCCCTCATTATAAAACCCAAAATACACACTAGCCGAACTAACGTCCGACCATTCTTTGGCTGGCATTCTTAATAACCGCCCAACTGCTCCATTTATAATGGTGTCTCTGTAATCTGACATAATAGTGTCATCACAAGAAGTAGATGTATAAGTAGGTTTTAAAGCAACTCTAACTATTAAACTATTAGCTGTGCTAGCACTGGGAACTGGTGCGATCCAAAAAGTAGTTAGGTTATTTTTAATTATATATTCAGGAGAACCTGTTTGGTTTCTCCAATTAGGTATCCTTTGCTCTAACATTCCACTAGTTACAGGCTCTAAAGAATCTCCACTTAAAACGCCCCATACTATTTTATGTACACTTGTACTTAATGGAGCATCAAACTCGTATTCGTACATATTAGCTACAGTACTTATTGCATCAAGTTCCTGTTGATATACAGATGCTTTTTCGCATAGCTCTATAACAGACGACCTAATGTGTTGTATAGCTAACGCATCAGGGCATCCTGGAACCATTGGTAATATTTCTGGTAATAAAGATTCGTAAGTAGTAGCCATTACATTTGCCCCCCAAGTGGTGGTGCTGGCGGCCCTTTAGGAACAACAGACGTATAATTAGGAGAAGTAATACTATCTATCTGGGTCTTACCTGTTACGCTTGCTATAAATAACTGATAGTGATTACTAGCGCGTTGTTGATCAGCAGTTTCTGTTTCTTTCATATACCCACGATATAACACATAATCTAATACTGCATTAGCAAGTACATCGGGCACCCCTAAATTAGCATTAATAGCTACAGTAGCTGGATTTGCTGAATACACTAATTCTATGTATGCATTCCCCGCAACTCCTGGATATACATAAAAGGTTCTAGGGTCTTCTTCCGAATACATATAGTTTTTAACTGTAGTACCGTGCTTAGAATACCCGGCTACCGTTGGGTCATGCCAATTAGGTTCTTGTGTATCAAGCGCATCGCGAGACACTATTCGTATTGCAGTTTTTCCAGTGCCACTACTGGCCGCAGACATATTCCTAACTACTTTTAATAGTCTATTGCCCCCAGAAGGAAGAGTTTGCTTAGTTCCAGTAGCCAAAGTAATGGTTGTATTAGTAGCAGTTGCATCTGGTTTTAATAAAGCTATTTCACGTTGCGCATCATTAAGCCACAATAAAAGCTCCGCTGTAGTCCAGCGTATATTAGATGTATCTTGGAATATAAATTCAGCTCTATCTACAACGCTCTGTACAGTTACACTCATGTTTTACCTCAACGAGAATTCAATGCTTCTTGCCATGCTGCTTCTCTTTCGTCTGTTAGAATAGCTTCTCCAAAAGCTTTATTTACTACAGCAGCTTTAGGCGTACCATTAGTTTTAAAGCTATCAGGGTTACCTTCTTCCATAATAGTAAGTAATACACTTACTAGTTTTTTAAATCTATCGCCCTCTTCTACTTTTGGCTCTAGTACAATATCAACAGTTTCTGACATTGTAGTAGTGTCTGAGAAAGGGTCTTTTTTAACATCGTTCTCTTTAATTTCTTTAGCACCTTCTTGCAAAGCTAATACGGCTATTTCTAGAGACATTTCTCTAGGAACTCCAGGTTCAAGCATAATAACTGCACCGTGTGTAGTAGCAATTCTTAAAGGTTTATCACTAACAATCTTCATAACTATTCCTTTAGTTAAAAAATGACTCCCCCGATTAAAGGGGAGCCACACTTTTTATTACCCAGAGATTAATGCTCTTAAAGTAACAGTCACTGCAGCAACACCTGTTGCTGGAGCAGTAGTTATTTTAATATCAATAGTATCATCCGCTGGATAGGTATATCGCAAAGATGCAGCTTCGGCAGCAGTATCAAGGCCTTGTCCTAAGCGAACAAAACCACCTGCTTGACCTATAGTGCTGGCTGAAACATAACGATCATTATCAACGCCGTCTCCGACTGCCATTACTATGGCTGGAGAGCCGCCGGTATCAGCGTCTGTTTCTACCAACATCTGGACATCTAGGACACGTTCACCTTCAAACACTTTGATCATTTGAACGACATCGTTTATGACCCAAGCAGCTGAAGTTACGTACGTAGTCTCTCTAACGCCGATCATCCCATCCGGAAATGGTTTGAACAGAGAATTAGAGGTTGTCTGTGTAGCTGTAAATGTAGTAGCCATCTATACTTCCTCCTAGTATGCAGTATCAAAAGCGATAACACCGAAGTCTTCAACTCCGCTATTGTAATCACTGTTGTACTTTGGTTTACGAAGACCGAAGATCTTACCGATGCTGATACCCTGTTGGTTACCATAATCAAAGTTGTCTTCGACAATTTCAGGAAGGCCAATATCTGCCATCGCAAGTGCTTGTGCTCCACAAAATAGAGCTCGTGCGCCGTTAATGTCAGCGTCAGCACCCCATTTGTAACCAGCAGCCCCAGCATTTGCCGAAGTACCACTAGTACCATTGGCAGTATTAAACACATGACGATATTCATGTACTACAACACCATCGACCAATACGCTAGAACTTCCAGCAAACAACTCATTCTTAGGCCCACGAATACCCGCATTACGGACGTTAGCCAAGAAATCACTGTCTAATTTTAGTTTAGCCATTTGCTGTGGAGTTACGAACATGTGGAAAATTTCTTCTCCGCCTGCACCGCGCATTCCACGGATGTAGTTGTCTTTAGCATAAGCTTTCAACTCAACAATACATTTGTATTGCATTGTGTCAGCAGCAACTAGAGCAGTTACATCACCAGCAGATAACCCGTTAGTAACATCCCATCTTCTATGACGGTTTGTAGTAGGGGCAGATACATCACTAGCAAACTCAAGGTCTGCTAGATCATGTCCAGCTGAAGAACTTGTAGGTCTTAGCGCACCACTAGTTTTTAAAGTGTAAGCAACACCTGAAAGTGTTAAAAACGCCAACTGGTCTATACGATCAGCTATAGCATAAGCTAGTGCATCTCGGCTAGTTTCCCGAAAGTTAACAACAGACTTTTGATCGGCTAAACGTCCTGCAATTCGGTTTGCGAATCGTAGTTGATCTAACTCGATGGTCAAGTCAAAAGCTCTAAGCGCTTCTTCGTTACCTTCTAATGTGTTGTCGCCCGTTACGCCGTCTCCGGTCATATCTGCAAGCAACGTTATGACAGCTTTGGTACCTTTATCGGACTTAGTAAGCTCCGTGATACGTTGCACCATCGCGTTTTGTCCAGTTCCTGCGAACTGATTTATGAACGAGAAGTTTCTTGCTACTCGCCAAAAGTCTCGACTCCAAGCCGTTAGCTGGTTTGAAGTCAAAGCTGCAAAGTTAGTATTAGCCATTGCTATATACTCCTAATTATTTACAAAATTTAACTTAAATTACCTATAGCCAACTTTTGGAGTGGCAATTCCGTATACCTTTATCGTAAGGGAAACGGTTTACATACAATTACGGGATATGAGTCCAATATATTTAACGCCCTATCAGGCGGAAACGTCATCTTACGGCAACGACCTCGGTTTAATATCGCATAAACAAGCGAAAACTTATAAAAAGCATAACTGCGCAAGTAACTTTATGCAAGCTATACTATATCACCGCGCATACGTTTTAATGTAGCGGCAGGTAATGCATTAAACTCTTCCTCAGATAACGTAGACATATCA